CGAGCACACTGCGCCCCAGCATCGGCGAGTAGCCCTGCCTGGGCTTGCCGCCTTTGACCGGGCCGCTCATACCGTCACGCTCCGAGCAATGCCGAACGGTTCAACCGAAGCGAACCCCATGCTCTCGAACGACCAACGCTGACGTGGATCGGAAAGCTGGAGGTCGAGGTACACGTAACTCGCCCGCACGCGCACGTTGATCCATGGATTGCGCCCCGGCTGCATCTTGCCCTGCCACACCGGGTCGCCCACCACGTCCGGACGGTCAGTCGCGTAGAGCTTTACCCACGGAGCGCCCTGGTCGTTGGCAAACACGGCCCACAGGCGCGTGAACATGTGCTCCATGTCCACGCTCGATCCAGCCAGCGGGCCGATGCGCACGAAACTGTCGATGTACTTCTGGCCCACGCTAGCGCCTGGAATCGTGTCGTCTCCGACCGCGTTCCGATCCCACTTGCGCACGTAGCCGTCCTCGCATCCAAGCAGCACCACGCGATCCGCTGCGAGGTCGCCGTCCATCACACAGATCGACGTGGGCTGAATCGCGCTGGTGAGCCACTTGTCAGGCCACCAGCCGCCGATCTCCTCCCAGAAGTAGTGCTCGACGATCGTTCCACCGGCGCCGTAAGGACAGACGATGACGTGAAATCCCTTGTCCACGTCGTTCCACTCCATGCGGATGAAGTAGAGCGTGAGGTCGATCGACTGGAGACGACGTTCGATCTTGTTGCGGTAGGGGTTCTCGGACGATGACAAAGGCGTTGGAATGCCGCTTGGATCGAGTCTGTAAACCCCACCGCGACTTCCAAAGAAGTAGATGACGCCCTTCGGATCTTTGCACCATGCGCGTCCAAACGCGATTCCGACCGAATCCGAAACCAGGTGAATAGTGCCACCTCCACCGGGACTCGGGTCCCCCGTGAGGCGCACGATAGAGTGATCACCCCCAATGAAGGCCAGATCGTCGTTGTAGCTGATCCATGCGTTGATGATGTCCGCTGGCATCCCTGCTGACGAGTCCGAGCCCGTCACCGCCTGGATGGCCGTGATCGTATACGGCAACATGTCGAAGTTGTCCGTTTCGCCCTGCTTGCCCAGGTAGAACTGGTTGGGATTGTCCGCAGACCGCGCGAGAACGGGCCGTTGTCGCCACGTCGAGATGAGCTTACAGCGCGGCGGAATCACGCCCGGCCCGGAACTCGTCCACGCCGTCACGGTGTTCAGGACCGGATCGTACTTCTTGTATTGCCGACCGTCCGTGAAGTAGCGCTTCCCGAACATCTGCATCGAGTCGATGAAGCCCGCAGACGTGTCGAGCGCCGCGCCATCGACAAGCGTCTTTGTCGTGCTCGTGAACGTGAAGAGCCCGAAGTTGCAGATCCCGATTGCCTTGACAGCGCGCAGCGTTGAGCCCGTCACTGACGTTGACAGCGCACGCAGCTTCCACGCGCTGGAACGCGAAGTCGCGGCAGACTCGATGCGCGTTGCCAAGAGCAGGAACTCGGCGCGGTTCAGCAGGTTGCCCGTCTGGAACGTCGGGTAGCGTGGATCCACTGCGACGGCGTAGGCTTCGTTGTGATCGACGAGGCCGGAGTACGTGAAGATGACGACTGGGTTGTAGAGAATAGCCCCAGTGCTCGCCTTCGTGAACGCGATCAGCGACGCATCAATTCCGCCTGTCGTGTTGAAGTACGGCAGATACAGGTTGTCGAACTTGTCCACCGCCATTCTCGGGTAGGCATATCCGAGCGCACCAGGAGACGCAGGCGTCGATCCAGATCCCCACGCCCACACATCGTTGGATGCGCTCGGAGTCAAAGACCCGAAGGCAGAATTGCTCCAGGTGAACTTCCTTACGTCGGTGGCGTCTGCCACGATTGCGGGTAGAGCCGAGACCACGGCTTGTCGTGGTCCGCAGGAGAAGACCTCGCCAGTACTTGCGACACGGACTCCATATCCAACACCCCCAATTCCGGATCCGAGGCCGTCGTAATTTGAAGTGAGCACGTCTCGGCATCGACCGTTCGCGGGATCCCAGGCGGCGAGGATCGGGTATGTGCTTCGCAGTCTCCAGTAGTTGGAGATCGTCGTTGCGCCAGCCGTTCGTGGAGGGCCGCCAGGCGTGTTCGTCGTGCGATCGACAAAGAACGGATGTGGATACCAATCAGTGCTTGAGCCTGAAGCTGCGTCCTGTGTGGTCGCGTGTGTCCAGTCGAGGTTGACCCCGGTCTCCGAGAGGGTGATCGCCGCAGCAAACGTATTGCGCGGGCGAATAATGACATCCCATGAGGCATCGGCTCGCTCCGTCGGTTCATTGGCTCGCACATCGGGGTTGTAGCTCGTGGTGAAGTGGTAATCGGTTCCGCTCGTGCCCTGCGTGTTGATCGCGCGGTAGAAGTTGAGAGCGCTTGCCCCGAAGTCGGCACCAATCGTGATGTCATTCTGCTGCGTGAGGGCTTGGACACCAGCGCCGAGAACGTTGTTCACGTCTCGGAAGCGGTAGACGGTCGAGCCGATCGTCACCGTGTCGTTCGTCGCCGGCTGTCCACCGAAGTGCAGCTTCCCGAACTTCCCACCCTGAAGCTCGTGCGCCATGCCCCACTTGTGCGCGAGATAGCCTTCGAGGCGCTCAAGCTCGGAGTCGCCAGCCGTGAACCATGCACTATCTGGGTACTTGATCGACGTGTCCGTGCCGCTCGTGTTGATGAGGCGCTGGATCGCGTCGTTCGAGTCGTACCAGTCGGACAGGACGATCATCTCGCCGATCTCGAAGACGGCTCCCTTCAGCACGGCTGAAGCGGTATTGTCGGCGATGTAGCCGAGCGTCGTTGCCGCGAGCGTGTTGTACACACCTGACTGCCACCGATCACACGGGTTGCCGTTGACGCGGAACGTAGAGCGTGTCGCCGTACCGAAAACGTCTTGCTGCCGTCCATCGCAGATCCAGGTGATGATCGCCAGGCCCGAGTCAGGCAGGCCAAATCCGAGCGGGAGATCGTTCACCGAGGCGCCGCCAGGAGCGCCAGCGTTCGGCGTGCTTGCACCAGCATCGGAGCCTGTAGTCGATCCGCCAGGCTCGTGCGCGTAGATATGGCCGGGTCGCACCGTTGGGGTCGCGCTGTTCGTCACCGCCGAGTTTATCGCGATGAAGCGCCCGCCCGTGTTCCAGTTCACGCCAGCGTTTCCCCAGCCGAGAAGCGCCCGCGTCGTGTTGTCCTGCGAGATCCGCACCGCCATGCAGCACACGAACTGCGCGCCAACGTAGCCCGGAAGCGCCGTGAGCTGCTCGCTACGGAACGCCTTGTCAACAGAGCCAGGGGCTTCCGACTTCAGGCCGCACGTAACTCCATCGAAATGCAGGCTCGGCTTACCCGCGATGCCTTTCGTGCGGTAGATCGCTCCTCGCAGCGCAGCATTTCCAGCACCGATCGGAAGGTCCGTAGTCTGATACCAGTGCCGTCCCTTGCCCGACTTGTCCAGCCACACGCGCACGTCACCACCATCGAGCGAGTCACCCGGAGGCGCTGTCACCACCGTGGCCGCCCCAGGCACAGCAAGGTTGCGCGGATCGACCGATACCGTGCCGTCTTCCGTCGCGTCGTACCAAGACCACAGCCGCTGTTGGAAGTTCGCCAGGTCATACGGCGTCCAGTCGATGTAATCGAGCGTCGCCTTTGGGCACTGCGGATTCAGGTCACGATTGAACGATGCGTTCGGAACCGCCGCGTCCGACGCCGTGTAGATGAAGCCGTTTTTCGGCGACACGTCGAGATCGTGCGCAGGGTACGGCACGCCCCAGCGGTTCACCTCGGTCGGATTCGGCGCCAGGTACTCGTCATAGACAATGACCGCCGCGCGGTTCTGCTCGGGGAAGTTAACGAGCAGGTAGAGCTTGTCCTGGTAGACGCGGATCGCCTCGGTATATCCGCCCGGCTGCATCTCCCAGAGCTTTTGCGTCTTGTTGTCGTCGAGCTGGATGTACGCCCAAATCTTCGCGTTTGTGGATCGCCCGCCAGCCGAGACACCAGCCAGCACGAGATCGGTTCCTGCATTGCCGGGCGTGCCCGCGTCCACGAACAGCGCGCGAACCGTGTGGCTCGTGTCGTCAGGAGCCAGCGCGATCTTCCACAGGAACGTGCCGTCCGCGTTGAGCTTCGCGATCCCGGTCGGCCCGTCGATGATGTACACATCCGACTGACTGCCGCACTGAATGCCGAGCGTGTCGCCCGTGACCGGATTCGCAGCGCTCCATTCCGTCGTCAGCGAATTGCCGAGCGAGGCATAGGTCTGGTTCGGCGCGTCATACGTGACCGTGGCGACGTGCGAGACCTTGACGCCTGCTCCGAGCGGATCGTCGGGATAGCGCGTCGTCCCCGAGCGAGGGCCTCCACGGATACGCCCGCTCTTCGGATCCAAGGCACGGCAGCTCTGCGACGAAACCGTCGTGTTCGGCGGTTGGTCGGTCAGCGCGAAGTCCTCGCTCTGGCCTTGGATGGGGAAAGGGATGTTCACGTAGTCGAAGGAAAGACATCGAACAGGAATTGATAAATCGAGGCAATCTGGGTTGTGGTTACACCAAATCCGCCCGCTGGAGTCTGTATTCCGTTGAGGTTGAACGGAGGTGCGCTGACCACCGTCGCAGGAACCGTGAAGGTCATAAACGCCGTTCCATTCCGATCAACCAGGGTAACCACGTCGGCGAGTGTCGCAGCCACCAGAACGTTGAGTCCACGAAGCACACACACGTCGTTCTGTCCAAACGCCCCGAACTGTACAGTGCCCGCGACATTGGTCTGACTGGTATCTTGAAGCCCTGTCGATTCGCTGTTCAGAGTTTCCGAAAACAGAAAGCTAGAGCCATTGTTTGACACGATTTTGTGGGACGCCGGGACAAGGATCCGACTGCCGGAAGTTGCCTTGAAGAACTTTCCGGCGTAGATGAGTGTGGTAACCGACAACCCCGATAAAACCCTGGTGAAGTCGTTGTATATCCCGTTCGCGATGGACGTGGTATGCAGCACGCTTGTATTGGTATTGGTAGCAAGGGCGTCGTCGCTATTGAAAGTGATCGGAAAGCGTGCCGTTACGATACCGCGAGTCGTGAAGTATGCCATTCGTCATCCTGCTGCCGGTGGCAGCGCTTGGTTTCTAAGGAGCCATTCGCCGTCTTGGCCGTCCATCGCGGCCTGAAGCGCTCCGCCACGGACCTCGCCGTGTATGTACTTGGAAATCTCGTCCTGCCTGACCGCTGCCGCCCAGATCACGCCCTTCACAACAGGAGCGATGGCCGCATCCATGTTGTTCATCTGGTAGCCCGTCGCGGTAGCGCGAACGAGCTGCAAGAACAGCGATTCCATCCAGTCGGGGATGGGGATAAACGTCTGGTCGCTCGTCGCACTGTCGATCCAGCGCGGGCGATAGATCATCGTGAGCGCTGTTGCGTCCGTGCTCTGCGGCGTCGGGAATATCTCAAGGCGCGGCTGGGGCACACCGCCTGAGTCCGGGTTCCACACCGGAGAGACGTACAGCAAGTACCCCGGCATGATGTTCAAGAGTGAGCGATATTGCGCGATCTGCGTCAGCGTCGTCTGAATCACGCGCGTCGAGAGTCCCTGCGTGTACTCCAGCGTAACGATTGAGCCGAAGCCGCTGGGGAGCACGATGTAGCTCTGCGCTGCCGTGAATCCGAGAGTCACCGGGGGACGCTTCATAAACTCCCACGGACGCAGGCTAAGCAGGTTGCGCCCCGATTCGTCGAGTACGCGCCGCGTGTCGATGCCCACGAGCGGCCCACCCAGCGCGTGGTTGACGTGATCAAGGCACTCTTCGATGGTCAGGGCCATAGCGTGAAAAATGGCCGCTCAGGCTCAGGAGGAGAAACCTGAGCGGCCAACCGAGAGGAGAGAGATCAGGCGAGCACGGGACCGCCGAGGTTGCAGAAGCCGTTGAAAAACACCGTTGCCGTGCCGGAAACAATGGCCGTGCACATGTAGCCAGCGACGCGATCCGTGGCACCAGCCGCCTTCTTCAGATTGAAGTTGGTGGTGTCGATCGTGAGCAAGTCACCCGCCGCAGCGCCCGCAGTCACCGAAGCGACCACGATGCCGTGGAAAGTAACCTTGCCCGTGCCGCCCGTCGCGATCGCGGCTTCCAGAATACACACGGGATACCCGAATGCGCTCTGGCCAGCCGCGACATCGCGCACCGTGTTGAAGATCGACGTACCGGCGACTCCACCCGGAGAGGTGGACAGGCCGGTCGTCGCATTGGCAATGTCAAGCGCAACGCACGCACCGACCGGACGGCCAGTGGCGCTCGTGAGCTTGACATTAATTCCCGTAACAGCGGGCGGGAAGATTCCGTCGCCAGGACCGCCGATGGGAGTGGTTCCAAAAAGTGACATAGTTCAGTTCTCCGTATCAGGCGTAAAGGTTTGGCTGAGTGACGGGATTGCCCACGTAGGTATCGGCCGACGGGAACAGGATTCCCTGGTGCTTGTAGCTCTTGCACACGAGCTGCCACCAAGTCGTTTCGTACTGGACGTACGTATCAGGCACTTGCAGGTGGCGCTGGGGAACGTCCTCGAAGAAGAGACGATCCGGGTGCGCCACCGGGTAGAGGTAGTTGCCGTTGACGGCGTAGATGCGCGGACCACCAGACTGGTTTCCAGTGCTCTTTTGCACGCCCTCGGTCGAGAGACCAGTGTTGAGCTGATCATAGATCGCCGCCGTCTCCAGCGGATCCCATCGCTTGAAGGGAACACCCTGGAACTGCGGGTCGGGGTAGCTCGGATCCTGCGCGCCCATCACGTAGCGGTCTTGGTCGCCACGCATGAGCGACATGATCGCTTGACGCCCCTGCTTCGTGCAGAGGTACATCTGGTTATTGAGCGCATCGTCAGCCTGGTACTGCGACAGCGAGTCCGGCTGTTCCCAGTCGATCTCCATGCGTAGCGCATCCATGCCACCGATCAGGTTCGTCGGATTGTCGATGGTGGTCGAAGCGTACTTCTGCTGCGTGACGTTCATGTTGGAATTGATCGCTGCCGAAGTCGGGTCGATCGCTTCCTTGACGGTCCATGTGCCGCCCGCAACTGACGTGCCGAAGCCAAAGCCGAACAATCCATTCGTGCCCTGGTTGATGTGCGCGAATATCGAGTAGGGCGAGGTCGCAGTCGAGGACTGGCCTTCCATCAACGTCTTGTTCGGCACCGCCGAGAGTTGGTTCTCCATGCCGATCGCAACGTCCGTCTTGCGGATCGTTCGCTTCTCGTCACGGATCTTCACGAACTGCTCGAACATGACCTCTCGGTTGCCCGAGGTGACGCGATCGTTGAGCAGGAACTCCTGATCGACGTAGGTCGAGTGAGCCCGCGTGAAGCGGTGATCCAGGACGCCCTTTTGGAGCACCTGGGGATTCTTGGGAGTAGTCGGGGTTCCGGGGAGAACTTCCTCGAACGTGCCCGCCGTCTTCGGCAAGAACCAGAACGTGATGTTCTGGCCGCCATCGACGGGCATTCCGTTGTTCTTCCACAGACGCCCCCAGAGGAACGTGTGCCGAGTCACGAGTTGCAGCGGATGATCCGCCGTCGTGATGCGGCCAACGCCAGTACCTGAAAGCCAGTCCAGGAAGGCGTTGAGAGTTGCGCCAGCAGCCATTGTGTGTCCTTTGAGAGAGGACGGCTGCGATCAGGATTTACGCGATGCCGTGTTTGTCGGCCACCTCGTTGAAGCGATGCCAGTCTTTTTCCCTTGAGTTGAGAGCCGCAGGCTTCATCCGATCGCCCACCGTCGAGCGAGAAATCCGGCGCTGGGCCCTGCCCTCTGCGTCGGCTTGGACTTGCTGCGCGCTCTCCTCGGATTTCTCAAGACCTAGGTTGATGGCGGCAACCTTGATCGAAGCGCTAATGCGTGCCTGCGGGGTTGTAAGCCGCTGGAACTGCTTTGAGCCAGAGATGGCGTTAGCTTCTTCGAGAACTTCCGCGAACGTATCAGGATCCATCAAGTCGGGGAAACTCTCCCCGACCTCTGCCTGAGCGGTTTGCAACATGCGGCCAAGCTCGCCCTGCCTCTCAATCGTTTGTTGCGACTTGAGTAGCTTCAGCTCTTGACGCAACGGACCCGCTGCGTGCTCTCCGACCAGGGTTGCAAACTCGTTCAGGGCTGAGACTCCCTCATCGTCCAGGGCCAGCTTCTCTTTCAGCTTCGCGAGCACGGGACCGAAATCAGCCGGTTTGGGCGCGGGCTCGGGTGAGTCTTTTGCCTTGGCTGGTTCCGTCCCGGTCGCGGGCTGCGATTGCGTGCCCTTCGCGATTCGGTACGCCTCATCTGTCCGCTCATGGCGTTTGATCGCTTTCAGCCCCTTGGCGAGAATGCGGTCACGCTCCATGTGAGCGAATTCCTTGTTGGTGAAGCCGTCTCGGCGCAGCGCAGTTTTCGCGCGATCGAAGTCGTCCTCACCTTGTTCGTCGTCATCGTCCGTCTCAACCGCATGTGCGGGAGTCGGAGCAGCCCCAGCATTCGGCGCCACGTCCGCGAGCTTCTTGAACCCGCCGATCTCGTCGCGCTCCTGCTTGTCCTTCTTCTTCTCGCCCTCGACGGCCTTCTCGCGCGCCTTCCAGATTTGCTCGGGCGGGATGCGGGTGTCATTCTTCTCCAAGCCATTCTTCGCCAGCGCCTTGTCGAACGCCGCCCGTGACTCGGACACGGCCACGTTGCTCTCTGGCAGCGGAGGCTGGTAGCTCGTCTCGCCCAGGGTTTCGGCTTTCTTGATCACCATGCGTCAGTCCCAATCCACCACGTCGCCAACTCGTTTTGCGGTTTCGAGATGTTCCATGACCCCGCGCTTCGTGGCCGCGAGAGGCTTGCCCTTCTTGTCGAATCTGTCGCCGCGCCCAGCCCGAGATGCGTTGCGCCGCCCCTCCTCGATAAAGTCCTTGGCGTGCGGGGCGAGCCCCTGGTCACGCGCGAACTTGCGCGACTCCTTGCAGTCGTCCAACCCCAGCGCGTTCAGCCTGCGCTTCCACACGCCGTTGTGGCTCAGGTAGCCGTAGTAGGGCGGCAACTGGCTCGACCGCGACGGGCGACGGCCCATGACGAACTCGTTGCAAATCGGCGCGGCGGTCGAGTACACGCGCCGGTAGAGCTTGCCGTTCCGCTTGACGCACTGGGGCGCTTTGCCGATGGGTCGATCGACTTCGATCTCTTGGCCGTCACGTGCTAGATATCCGTAGATCATCTTCCCTACTTCTACTTACTACCTACCGGCTTGGCTGTCAACTGCTTGGCTGGCCCAGCCCCGTTCCCGGCATGGCTCCCTCGGTTCGCCATCGACTGAGGTAGCGATGTCTGTGGCGGGCTGGCGTTCTTCATGTTCACCGTGCGGCTGTAGTCGGGCTGGGGCGACCGCTGCGGTGCGCCTCCCGGCTGTCCCTGCTGCCCTTGCTGTGCCTGCTGCTGAAGCATCTGCATGGCGAGCATCTGCATCATCGGCACGTTCACGATGTCCTTCAGCTCATGCACGCCTGTCAGCTCGGCCTTCGTGTCGAGGTACTTCTGCCAGTCGATGTAGAGCGCCGTCTGAGGGCCTAGCGCCGCAATCTGCTGGATCGTCATATCCAGGATGCCCTGACGTAGCTGCACGTCCTGGGCGAGGTCGCGCTCCATCGAGCCGATCTCCAGCGAGAGTTGGTGGCCGAAGAACTCCTCGGCGCTCTGCCCCTTGGCAAGCCCGCCCTTGACCTTCGTCGCCGGTCGGCCCGTCTTCGGGTCCATCATCCCAGCCGATTCAGGAATCTCGATCTCGATGTCCTCGTCGCGGTCAATGAAGTAGCCGACCGTCCAGATGATGCGCGCGATGAAGGCGTGGAACTTCGCTTCCGTGTACGACGTGCGCGACTCGGACGCCTGCGCCGCGAGCGCGTCTGCCGTGGCCTTGTTTCTGTGGTCCACCTGCCCGCGCATCAAGTCCGTGATGCCGCTATTGCGGTCGAGCGTGGCCTGCGCGTCCATCTTCGCCGCGAAGTGCTGCTCGGTCGCGCCAGCCACCTGCACCTGCGTCACGGATGAGCGCACGTCCGGATCGTCGATGGAGAAGACGTACTGATCCGTTCCGTCCTTGATGATATCCGGAAGGTTTGAGCCGTTCCTAACCAGCACGATGTTCTTGTACTTCTCGACCGCGCGGATCGTCGCACGCGCGATCTTGTTCACGTACTCGGCTTGGTACTTCGTTGCCGTCAGCGGCCCCATCGGCAGCGACTCATCCGGCACAACGTAGTCCCCGCCGAACACGTACGGCCCAGTTGGAGGACCGAAGTACGGACGCGGCTTGCGCGGGAATCCGAGCGTAGCCGACTGCTCATCCACGAGCGTATAAATCGTGCCGTTGTAGCCCTTGTCACGCCCCTTTGACTCGGGCAGCTCGACATCCGGAGCCCAAATCTCCCAGTACGGGATCTCGTCGCGCTCAGGAATCACGGTGCGGTCATCGCGGAACTTGCGCACGTTCTGGCGCACGATGCCTTCGAGCACTTCCTTGTCCCAACCGCTCTTCGGATCGTCAGCCAGCTCAAGAAGCTGCGTGCGCGATCCGATGTTGAGATGCGCGCTCCAACGCCGCGCTTCTGCACGCCGAGCCGCCATGTCAAAGCGGAACCACTCCGTGGGAAGCCGATACGCTGCTGGCCAATACGGCGCATTGTTCGTCCCCGTCCAGCCGGGCGCGGGCTCGCTCGTCACAAGACACACGGACCACTTGAACCCGTAGTCCATGAGCAGCTCTTCGTTGAGGTTGCGCATGTTCGTGCGCTGTGTCCACGCATTGCACGCATGGGTCAGCGCCGAGGAGCGCGTCTGCGTATCTTGGTCGGGACTGTCGCTTACCCAACGCACACGCGGGTTGCCCATGAGGCAGCGCGAACGCATGTAAGAGAACCACTCAAGCGCGTGATTCTCCGGCGATCGGCGGCCCCAGCCTTGGCGGTACGCGGGGCCAACGAGCATGTGCTTGTCGTCCTTGACGGTATGCGTGTACTCGCGGAGCGATGCGCCGGATTGACGCAACTCTTCGAGCCAGCCGGATACAGTTACGTCGATCACGTCTTGAACGCCGCGCCTTGCTGATTCTCACTCCCCGCAGCGCTCTTGCCGGAGTGCTGGTTCTGCGAGCCGCCCATCGACGGGCCGCTGTGCTTGTTCTCCGTTCCGCGCACGTCCGGGCCGGAGTGCTTGTACTCCGTCCCCTTCAGGTTTTGCGCGCCGTCGGGCTTGACGCCGCCGCCAGGGTGATACGACGGCGGCGTGTAATCGACACCCTTGCCAGCCATGTACCACGTCCTCGCAGCCGAGTCCTGCGTCTTCCGCGTGCTGTCTCCACAAAGTTTTCGCTCAGTCATAGTCTTCATCTCGCTTCGCCCGCTCGCGGGCCAGTGATGTCGGTGTGCCGTATTGGTAGGCAAAGCTCCCTGGTGGCGGCACCCACTCCGGAGGCTCGTACTCGCGCGTGTTGCGCCGCCAGTTGTCGGCGGCTGCGTAGCGCATCTCGTCGCAGAAGTGGTCCACGCACGTCGGGTCCGTGCGGTCCTTGGTCTCCTCGCCCGACGTGTCGCGGTCGAACACGTAGTTCGGAATCTCCACCTCGCCCGAGTACGGCTTGTTCGTCGCTACAAGGTCGGGATCGGGCGCATGTCGCAGACAGTCACGCATGATGCGAATGCGCGGCACGCCCGTCTCGTCAGGCTGAAAACCCCAGCGCACGAGATCAAGCCCAGCCATGTCGCCGCCGCTCGTCGCGCGGCGCCGGTTGTCAGCTCCGTACACGATCATATCGCCCTTCGACTGCTTCCCCGCCGCGATCAAGCGCGCGTTGAAGAGGTCGATCGCATCAGGCCGGGACGGGTCGCATACGATGCGCGTCATGTGGTACTCGTCCATGAACCTGATAACCCAGTCTGCCCACCAATCCGTGTTGCGCTTCGTGTGGTAGACGTGCGCGACGCGAACCATGCGCTTGTCGCTGTCCAAGCCCCACACCGACATCGAGCCCGTCTCGGTGTAGCCCCAGTCCACGGACGCGAAGTAGCGGTTGACGCCAAGCTCCGAGTGCTTGCACTTGGGTATCAAGTGCATATTCTCGTCGTAATTGTCCCACACCATGCCCTCGGCACCTTTCCAGATGCCAAGCACGTGCCGGTCACGTTCGACGCCCGTGTATCGTTCGAGCGACTTCAGAAATGCCGCGCCTTGCGGTGTCCAGCTCTCGCCATCCCACCACTTCGGATTGTCGCGATGCAGCGTCACCACGCGCCGCATATGCCCCTGAATCGCGCGCTGGTTCTGCCAGTTGCCCGGCGCGTCGGGGTTCGTGAGGCACACGAAGAGTTGCCAGGGAATGCGCCGCGTCCACTGGCGAATCGCGCCGAAGAACGGCTCGACTTGCTTCCAGCGCACCTCGGACGCCTCTTCGACCATCACGATATCCCAGTCGGTTGACTGATGCTTCGTTGGCTTGTCGAGTCCACCGAGGACGATGCGGCTGCGACCAATGCAGTAGTGCGATCGGTTCGTGCGGTCGCCGGAGCCGAGCACATGCTCGCGGTCCTGGAACGGCACGATGTCTTCCTCGAACGTCTTGCAGAACGAGTTGGTCAAGCTCTCGCGCGTCTTGCGAATGACGAGGATCTTGCAGCCGGGGTAGCGGATACAGCAGTTCCAGAGGAAGCGCGCGAAGCCGTGGCTCTTGCCCGATCCGCGAGGACCCTCAATTAGCACTTCCAGCACCTTCTTCTCCCCCGTCCAGTAGCGGAGGTCGCGCAAGAGCTTGTTCAGCTCGCCGCGCGTGCTAAGGGCTCTCGCCAGGCTCGTCATCTGTTCCGTCGTCGATCTCTTGCGGCGTGCTGAGTTCGATCTGCTTGGGTTGCGGCTCTAGGACTTTGATGGCGTCGAGGATGATCTTGGCGTGCTCTGCGTTTCCTTGTTCAAGAGATCGAGTGAGCGTTTCACCAAGGCCGCGCGCACGCTCACCCTGCCCCTTTTCGTCTGGATGGGCGGCGAGGGTGTCTTTCCACGGCTGAAGTATCGACCACCCAGGAGTGCGGCCTCGCGGGTTGGCAGAGGTCCCTTTTTGCCACGCGTTCGTAGGTACGCGGCCTGAATGCTCTCCGAGGGGTACTTCGGACATGTCATTGGCTCGTTAGTGCGACACATTTGACGATGAAGATGGCGGATGCGATGCCGAGCCCGTTCGTGAGAGTGAAGATGAACTCATAGCGGTAGTTCTCGCCACCATCCATCGGCACGGAAGCAGCGGGCACGCGCGCCTTGAAGTTGTATCCGGATCCGCCGAGCGTCCAGCCGTCCGTCTGCAACGTGTTGGACATGTTGGCCGTCGTGAACGTCCCTCCCGGGGCCGTGTAGAGCGGCGTTCCGGGACTGTTGCCCTGGTAGACCTTGAGGTCGATGGCGCTCACGTCCGACTGCACCAACGCCACGCCCGCATCACTCGACAAGAGCCGCCGAAACACGGGGTCGCTGCCCTCAGCAACTTCGCCGTAGACGATGGTGACGGTTGAGGCCATCAGTTCGCCGTGATGTCGGGCACCACGACCGGCTCGGGCTCGGGCGGCTTCACGAGATTCGGTCGAGCAACGGCGAGTGCGTCGCACAGCGCTTGGAACTGCGCGGTCGTAAACCGCGGGAGGCCCTGGGTGTCCTTGGGGAGCTTGATCTCCAACGTCCAGCCGCCTGCGGGGTAGTCTTGGTGATACAGCAACCCCGCCTCAACCGCCGCCAGCGCCACGCTCGACTCGTTCACGTCAGCCATGTGTCTCCTAAGGGCACGCTAACTGCCCCTGATCTGCTCCTGCGAACGAGACTAGCCCTGCGCCGGCAGAAGCGCAAGCAATTTGCCCCTGCTCACTACCATGGAAGGTAGTCATCCCAGGTCCAGGCACAACCACTGGGCCAACCTGCCCCTGATCGGCACCATAGAACGAGGACATCCCCGTGCCGCATCCGACCTGGACAGCCAGCGGCACCATCAGCCCCTCGATCTCGTCCTGCGAGATGCGCGCGCTCGCTGAACCTGAGTACAGTCCCTCGATCACGTCCTGCGAGATCCTGGCCGTCGTGTCGCCAACGTAGAGTCCCTCAATGCAGTCCTGGGAAACGAACGCCAACGGCGTCCCACCGGGCTGGTACAGCCCTTCCAGCTCGTCGAAGCTGATGTCTGCCTCGGGCACGAGCTGGATGTGCCCGATCCGCATCATCTGGCCCCACAGGCCCTCCAGGTAGTCGTCCGAGATGAACGCAGCGCCTGGCACCGGAGCCGTGTCCGTAATCGTGATGTCAAACAGGATCGGCGTGGCGCTCGACCCAGCCGTGCGGCGGAACGTGACGCGGATCTCCACGAACTGTCCCGTAGCCGCGAACAGCGCCCCGTTTCCAGCCGACACGAACGGCAGCACCGCAAGCCCCACCTCCGTCGCCGCGACCCTCCGCTCAACCGTTAGCGTCGTTCCAACCGGCACAGTCTCCGTCCAGGAGATCGTCCAGCTCGTGTGCGTCGTCACCGCGTCGTAAACCACGCGCCAGAAGCCTGATCCGCTCGTGGTCTGGAGCGTGACCATGCCGTTCATGTTGCCCCAGGCATAGGGGTCTGCATCGAGGACATTCACGCCATCGAACAGACTGATGGCCGCGTCCTGAGCCCCTGTCGTCACGTCGAACCGCTTGACATTTGTTTGTCCAAACGCACAACCCCAGAGACTCGTCGCGCTGGCGAACGTGATCCCACGCAGATCGCTTCCGATGGCGTAGTTGTTCACCAGCACGCCAGTATTCGTGAAGCCCAAGAGCCGGCCCGTCGATGTCGTTACCCAAAGCGTGTTGTTCGTGAAGTTCCACGCAACGCCGCGCGGGAAACCGGTCATCGCAGCCGGAAGGTAATTTGCGATGATCGCTCCGGCCGGATTGAGCACATGGATTCGGCCCGTGTCAAAGCTGATGAACCACGCATTGCCAGCGTTGTCCATGCACATGTTGTGCGTGTCGGCCGTGGGCACGAGCTGCACGTTTAACTTGGAACCGTCGTACCTCAGTACGTGATAGGCAAAGACCGACGTGGACCACAGCGTGCCAGCACTATCTACCACGCCACCATGCCCGCCAATCGTTCCGGGGAACACAGTTCCTGTTGTCTCCGGATCTGTGTTGAACACGAATGCCGGTGTGCCAGTCGTGCCGCTTATCTTGTAGAACTTTCGCGCCAGGTTCCCCGGTTGGTAGGCCGCAGCCCAACAGTCCCCGACAGCATCGACGGAGATGTGGCGCATCTCTTGGTTCACCGGGTCTGCCCCAGAAGGCCGGGACGCGAAGTAGATCGCCTCATCCTCTGCTGTCGTGGTGATCCCGCTCAGCGTTTCGTTCGGCCACGGGCGCAGGTCGAACCCGTTGCCGGAAACTGGCGACTCTGCACCGCGCGAGGTCTTCAGCAGCCCATCGCCATCACGATCGACGCAGGTGTTGTAGGTGTACGGCGGCTTGAGGTAGAGCCCCGTCGGGTTCGCTGCGAAGTTCGCGTCGCAGCGCGTGCCGCCGATCACAAGACCATAGCGAACCACAGACCCACCCTGTCTGTTTCCGACCCAGCAGTTCCCGTACAGATCAACCGACGTGCGCCCCGGATTGCCATGCACTGGCGAGCCCTGCGGCCCGCAGCGGTAACGACCCTTGATCGACTCCTGCGAGATCGGTGGCGTCGTGTCGATGCGATAGACCGTTCCAGAGTCGCTACCCGGAATCCAAAGCGACGGCAGCGGCCGCGTGTCCGTTGGCGGATAGAGCTGAAGCTGATCTACCGGGTTGGTGTCATCGACGTTGACCTTGAACCCCGTGTCAAACTGCGCCGTGGTTGTCCACGTTTGGCTCACGACAGCGCGGTAAGTCTCACGCCGCCTTCGAGCAGGTCAACGTTCGCCACTGTTACGAGCGCCGCGCCGGGCAAGAGATCGTAATTCGCCTGCTGGATCGTCCATGCACCAGTGCTTGGCAACAGAAGCGAAGTCTCCTCCGTGTTCGCTCCCGCCAGCCGCTCGAAACCATTGACCGTCGCGTTCGTTCCGCTGGGACTCGATGCAAGCTGCTGCTTGTGACAGACCCACGCGACCGATGACGCTCCGGCGGGCAAGCCCGAGTATCCCCATGACACGCGATCGAGATTGCTGCCGCCGCCCGTTAGCGTCGAGATCGAGTCGTAATCCGTGCTATCGTTCGCAATCGTCTCGTCCACCACGTTGAACACGTTAGCGCCCGCGCCGGACGGAACGGGCGCCCAGCTCGATCCAGTGCCGTACGTCGCTCCGATCGCGTTGGGCCGCTTCACGAACTTCGACCGCACGCCGAGCATCGGGTACGCAGCCGCATCCGCCCAGGCCGCCGTGTCCTGCGATACGCCGATGTAGTCGTACGTCACCGGGTTACCCGTCGCGTTCTCCATGTGCAGCCTGTGGGGCGCATTGCCGCTCATGTTGAAGCCGGCCACCAGGCCGCCAGAATAGGCGCTGGATGTGAGCGCGTTGATTCGTGAGCCGTTCAGGCGCACCTCGATGCGGCTCGCACTCGCGGCTATCGCGTAGAAGAACCCGAAGTCGATGGCGTAGTACGTACCAATCGGGACCGTTACGCTCGTGTCCGTGAGCGTGCCGACACCGTTAACGTTCACCACGCTCAGCGTCCCATCGTTCCTGCGGACGAGCGAGATGACCGACGTACCACTGCTATCGGTGATTCTAAAAAGCTCGGTGTCCGTGCCACCCGTGTCCGTCTTCAGCGACGCGTTCACCACCCACCCGTTGAACCCCGGCAGCGTCTTGAAGGCCACCTGCGGACTGACGCACGCGAAGCCGACCGAGTTGTTGCCGGTCGTGAACGTCGCCGAGTTCACACCCGTCCATTCCTGCTGCATCAGG